TTCGATCTGGTCCAGGGCGGACTGGGCGGCGCGGGTGACGGTCTCCCACGCAGCCACGGTCTCCGAGCTCTGGTCGAGCGTGGCGGGATCCACGTCCACCAGCCCGGCGTACTCGACCGTCTGGGCGGAATCGGGCACCTCCACGTAGCGGGTGGCGCCGGCAGCCACAAGCTCGCTCGCACGCCACACCCATTGCGTGGTGCTCGGCATCACCTCCACGGTGGCCTCGCCCGCCGTAAGCTTGACAGTCTGCGCGACCGGCAGCCTGATCGCATCACGCACCGTCACACGGCGCGTGGGTACCAGGCTCACGCCGCCGGAAAGGCCGGAGCCCTCCGCATCCGTCAAGTGGAAATGCACCAATGTCATGAGTGCTCCTTCCTTGTGGGGCCGTTATGCGCGGCCATGATCTCGTCGTGCATCTTCGTTCCCGTCCCGTTGCCGCCGAGCGCGCTGTACGCGTCGTACGCGTCGTCGGCCTCGTCCATCACCTCGACGGGTATCGGTCGGCCGGACTGCACGTATTCGCGATGGATCCGGATGATCTCGGCGCGAAGCAGAACGCGCAGCCCGTGGATCACCGCACGCCCGTATCTCCACGCCACCGCGGCGAGCGTGACCGCCCCGCCGCACATGGCGGGCACGAGCCATGCGACGATCTGATCGAGCAGTTGCATGCGGGCCTCTTTTCTAGGCTTGGAATCCCACACGGCGATCGTCGTGGATTGGCCGCGACGGCGTGTGGGATTTGGAGGTAAAAGATGCTGTTGTCCGTTTTCTATGACGAGGTGTGGCTGCCGTCGTGCGCGAATTTGAGGGAATGCACCATGGTCGGATATGAGAGCGCGTGGCGATGCCATATCGTGGACGCTTTCGGCGGGCTTGAGATCGATTCGATCACTGCCGGCATGATCGAGACGTGGATGGCCGGCATGCCGCGCGGCGCGGCGCGCAAGGCGTGGGGCGTTCTTCGCACCATGCTCCGCAAGGCATTCAGGTGGGGCATGAGCAGTGTGGACGTGACCACGCGCGTCAGGGGACCGAAGAGGACGGATCATCAGCCGCGCGTGCTCGATTCGCGGCAGATCGCGACGCTCCTGCGTGGGTTCTGGGGGCATGAGCTCGAGGCATGGCTCATCTGCAGCGTTACGCTGGGGCTCAGGCCTGAGGAGGCGCTTGGCCTCGAATGGTCGGACATCGACCTGCGCGGCGGAATGGTACGAATCCGGCGCGGTGTGCAATGGGTATCCGGCCATGAGGTCGTTGTCGAGCCAAAGACCGATCTGTCGGCTAGGGAGCTCGTGCTCCCCCGGTTCGCGGTGCTTCGTCTGCGGCTGATCCGCCACGGCGGGTCTGGCAGGCTTGTCGGCGGCCTGAATCCCGGGCAGGTGGACCGTCGCTACAGGCGATGGTGCCGTGAGCAGCGTCTCCCTTTCGTGCCCAGGGAGAACCTGCGTCACTCGTGGGCGACGAGCGCTTTGACTGCCGGAGTGGATGTGGCCGTCGTGAGCCGCGCTCTGGGACATTCGAGCATCGAGACCACGGCCCGCTATTACCTGCGGCCGGACGTGACAGTGCTCAAGGACGCGCAGAAGCTGTGGGAGAAGGCAATCATGCGGTAAGGGATTCCGTAACCTTGTACAATGCGAAGGGCTTCACGGTCATCCATATCGGCATGATGATGCTGGTCAAATACTCCGGCAATATCGGTAATGGTAGTTGGGATTCGGTGCAATGCGAATACGTGCTGCCCGCCGAACTGCGCCCGCCCGTCGAGGTCAATGCGATGGTGTGCGTGTCGAACGGGCAAACGGCAAGAATGCTCGTCGTTAATCCGAACGGCACCATCCGATGTGCGAACATGGGAGCCGCTGGCAGCAATCAGGGTTGCGTCGGTTCGCTCTGCTATCCGATCCCATGAGGATAGTTTTCCGTAACCCAGACATGCCAACTGCGATGGCAGGACACCGCATCGTTCGTTCCGGCTTCTTATGGCGCTTCGAACACCATCACGGTCAAAGACGGTCTGATTTTCGTGGACCTGTCTTCGTTCAGAAGCACCGTGAAAGTCGGCGATTACTCTGTCTGGCTGTTCGAAGAGGGCGTGAAGCCCTCCAGAACGGTCGGTCTTGGGTGCGTCGCGAACGTGGCTGGCATCGCGTATGGCAAACAGGCGAGGTGGAACACTAACGGGTCGGTGACGCTTATCGGAGGCGTGGGTTCGGCCGATATCGTCCAATGCTTCTCGAAGATCATTCCGGTGCCTGATGGTGTGGAATTCGTCTAGGCCGCCAACCAACAGCCGTGCGCCGTGGAGTAGGCGGATCTCGGGTCGCCCAGCATCTGCACCTTCCCGTCACGCGCGACAAGCAGGCTGAAACCGCAGGACGGGAACGCGATGATGCTCATGTCGGCGAGCGGACGGAACGCTTCAGGGATGGTCTCATTCGCCGTCGAGTAGTTCTGCTGTCCACTGCTAGTGAACTTGACGTTGCCGTTGATCGTGACGATGCGTCCGACCCGACACAGAGTGAGGCTGTCGTTCGTATACGGCGGCTTCCACTGCTGGGTTACGGAAAGCTATTTCACCGGCCAGCAGCCGCAGACGCGGAAATAGTATCCGCGGTTCATGCTGCCGCTGATCGTGACCTTGCCGTCAGCATCGAAGGACAAGGCTCCATGCTGCCCGTTCACACCTTCCAGCAGTATCGCGCCTTCATCCTCCGGCAGGAAACCGGCGGCCATCGTCTCATTCACGATCTGGCCGTTGGAATTGATGTCGTTTGTGAAGGACGTGTTGCCAAAAGCGAAAGCCATCATGCCGACCTTGGCGAGATGCACCGTCATGCCGTAAGGCCCATGCCAGATCTGCCGTTCAAGAGTTACGGAATCCCACAGCTTCGACATGGGAGGCAGCTGTTTGATGAGCATGACCGGCGTGCCGGGCGTGATCCCGCTGATCGGGATGCGGGCGATCGGGATCCACGCCGTGCCGGAGGCCGAGTGGATGCTGCCCGACGGGACGGTCGGATCGGCGGCCGTTCCGGTGTTTGGCGTGCCTTTGAGTACGGCGATGGCGGCGGTCTCGATGTTCTGACCGTTCCGTGTGTATTTGAGGCAGACGAGGTCGTTGCGGTTCCGGCCGCTCATGCCGCTTTCGATGGTCGCGGTCTCGGCCTCGGTGACGCGCGCGTATCGTCCTTCGACCACGAGGTTGAGGACTGGGATCAGCGCATGGTTGGCGTCCTGCATGGTGACCGCGGGGAATTTCCCGTCAGCCCCCTGCAGCAGGTAGCTGCCGTTGCCGATGATTCCGGCTTGCATGGCGCCCATGTCGCCGCTGGTGATGTGCGGTGTGCCGCCCTTGCCTGTGATGAGCGTGGTGGTCATGTCAGTCCTTTCCCTCGGTAAGCCATGCCGTGTAGGCCGCGTCCTGCGTGGCGGCGAGTTTCTTGAATTCCTGCTGGCATGAGGTGCATGCCAGTGCCTCCTGCGTCACTCCGTCCGCGGTGGTGTGTTTGATCTGGTGCCAGTCGCTCGACGTGCGCGGATCTCCGTCGGTGAGGTATGCGCTGTCGTGGCAGCGGTCGCATGTGTATTTGGTGATGTTCGTGGTTTTTGCCATGATGTTCCTTTCAGGCGAGTCTTTGCCAGACGTGTCCTCCGATGATGGTGGGGATTTCCTTCCATGTGCCGCCCTGGTCGTTGGGGTTGCCGGCGACGCACCAGTAGAGCGAGCCGATTGGGTGTGCGGCGAGGAAGGATGCCGCTGTTGCGCTGGATTGTGCGGTGATGGTGCCGTCCTCGCTGATGGTGATGGTCTTGCCGTCGGGTTTGACGCCGCCGATGGCATCCGTTGCGGCCACGGGCAGAGTGTAGGCGTTCGCTCCGTCCTGGATTCTGTTGAGTTTTTGTTTGTCTCCGCTGCTCATGAGGCCGTGGATCGTCGTGGTCGCGTCCCGGTCCTCGGCCAGCGCCTTCCATTCGTCCCAGCTGCCGGAGTTCCAGGTGCGCCGCCAGATCTTCCCGGTCTGCGGGTCGGTGAGGAGTTGGGTGGTCCAGCCGAGTGCGGTGCGTTGCACGATCAGGCCAAAGTGTCCGACGCCGCTTGGCTTGTGCGAGCAGGTGTTGCCGCCGCCCGCCCAGTAGGCACCATAGCCGGTTTTGAGCGTGTTGAGGTCGGTGCTGGTGAGGCTGGTGGGCGCGGGCAGCGTGTTCGGCGCGGTCAGGGTCACCGTGCTTCCGGCGCGGGTGGCGGTGACGCCTGTGCCGGCGGCGATGGTCTTCACCCGCTCCTGTGCCGTGTCGTTCGCCTGGCTTGCGAGCGTGTTCGCCGCATCCGCGGTGGTTTGCGCCTTGTCGGCTTTGCCGTCCGCCTGTTTGGCGAGGTCTCGTGCGCCGGCGATTTCGGCCGCGGCGTCGCTTGCGGCCTTGTTGGCTTCGGTGGCGGTTTTGCGGACCGTTTCGAGGTCGGCGGCGGTCACATCGGCGCTGAACGTCCAGTTGGAGAGGGTGAGGCCACTGCCGGCGTAGTAGGCGTGGCCGTCTCCGGAGCTTGATCCACCGCCGCCGGTCTCGCCGGTCGATTCCGTGGATGCGGTGGTCGCCTCGTAGGTTACGGTCGGGATGCCGTCTTCGATTTTGATGATTTTTTTGGTGATTTCGGCGGTGACCTTGATGCCGGTGGTGTTGTCGCGGCCGGTCACGGTGTCGCCCACGTCGAGGTCGATGCCGTCGGATTCCACATCCACGTCGATGCTGCCCGTATCTCGCAGCTCCTGGAGCTTTGTCTTGCCTTTGGTCTCGAGTTCGGCGGCGTCGGCGTTGCTGAGCTCGTAGACGCTTGTGCGCTCATCCGCGCCTTTGATGGTCTGCGTATGGCTGAGCGTGCCTTTCTGGTCGGCGTACCAGTGGACGACGATCCTGTCCTTGAGTTCGCCCTTGCCGAGGCAGATCAGGTGGTTGATCGGATGCGAGGCGAGGGTCGCATCGAAGTCGATGAGGTCGGAGTCGATGAGGTCGCCGGCGGCCGTGATCGGCGGCGCGTCGACTGTCACGCCGTTCTGCGCTGCGGTGATGCGCAGCCGCAGTCCTGATGCGCGCAGCATCTTGGACAGGCCGCTCCACGCGTCGCAGTACCGGTCGAACTGCCAGTTTGCGGTTTTGGATGTGCCTTCCGTGACGGTGAGGATGTCCTGCAGTCCGATACGGGAGATGACGGTGCGCAGGAGCGTGCCGATCGTGCCGCTCATGGTCAGGTAGTCCTTGCCCTTGTCGGGTTCGAGGATCTTCGAGGCGAGCAGGCCGTGCCAGTCGCGACCGCGGTAGGTGAGCTCGCCCTCGCCGCCGGTGACGCTGGTCTTCACGTCGTCGACGATGCCGCCCCAGCCGGTGCCGTCGACCCACCATCGGCAGCCTGGTTTCAGGCATGCCGGGCATTGGAGGTCGAAGTCGTTCTCCCCCGACCCGTATGCCAGGTCGAGCGTCCATGAGGCGTACGAGCCGGACGGCGTGCCGTTCGTGTCGGTGACGATCAGGTCCATGGCGGTTCGCTCCTCTCTTCGATGGCGGTCAAGTCGAATTTGAATCCGCCAGCCCAGCTGATCGTGCTCATGCCGGGCGGCAGCGGTTCAAAGATGTAGGTTCCGGATCCGCGTCCGGTGCCTCGCACGGCTTTGCCGAAGAGGTTGGTGTGCAGGCCGGTGTCCGAGATCATCGTGACGGTTCTGCTATCGGAGGCCGCGTCGATTTCGAGGCGGCTTCCGGCCGGTATGGTCGCGTCGACCTCGTACCGGTTCGTGCCGATGATGATGTACGGGTTGACGCACGGGCCGAAGATCGTGAGCTTCACCGGCTGCGGCATGCCGGTCGCGTTGGTCACGGTGTCGAGGATGCTCATGCCGGCGTAGTCGTGCGGGTAGTCGTACGGGTAGTCGAGGTCGCCGCCGGCCTTGTCGGCTCGCGGATCGTGGTGTTCGGTGGTCCCGCGCCGCCACACGCCGTCTGCAAGCACGATGGTCAGCTGCGTCTCGACCATCGTGGGCGTGATGGACTGCGGCTCGCTCTTCGCGATCCATGCCCTGGTCTCCCATTCGCCGTCGGCCACGAGGGTGCCTGGCGTGCCGGCGGCCATGTCGGCGTCGGCGAGGCGGCGCAGCAGGTCGAGCGTGGACGGCGAATCATGGATCTTCACGGCGACGGTCTCCTCGCGCGCGCCGCGGGTGATGCCGGTCAGGCCGCGTGCGCCGATGCTGTAGTCCCAGACGCGGCCGCGCAGTCCGGCGAGCGTTTCGCCGTACAGAGGCCCTTCGAAGCCGATTCGCTCACCTGTGGCGGCGCACGCGTATTCAAGCGATTGCACTTCTCACCTTCCTTGCGAAGTCGCGGTCCCCTATCGTCGGCGTACACCTGGCGATGATCGATCCGAGGTCGTCGTGCAGCGATTCGACGGCCGCGATGAGTTCCCGCAGATCGCCGTCGCCGGCATTGGCGCTGGTGCCGGCCGTGACGTTCAGCCTGCCGGTCTTCGACCAGTCCGCGTCGGAGAGGCTCATCGTGGAGACGAGCGAATCCATGGAACGGCTGACCACATGCGCGGAATCGTCGATGCCCAATGCCATGCCACGTCCGACCATCACGCCGATCTCGTCGCGGAACACACGCGACGGGGAATGGATTCCCAAAGCGTTCTTGGCCTTGTCCACCAAGCCCGACAACGCGTTGGTGATGCTGGAATATAACGAGCCGACCATTCCTGTGATGCCGTTGATCAATCCCTGGATGATGTTGCGGCCAGCATCCACCAGCCAGCTTCCCGCGCCGGACACCGCGCTCCGGACGGTTCCGCCGATCCCGCTCACGACGCTCCCGACACGGCCAACCATGTTGCTTACGGTGCCGACGATGCCGCCCCAGACGCTCGACACAATGCTTCTGACGCCATTCCACAACGCGGCCCACACGCTTCGGATGGTCGAGCATGCGGCGGATACCACTCCGCTGACCATGCCGACTCCTGCGGAAACGACGCCTTGGATGCCGCCCCACACTGCCGACGCGATGCCCTGGATGGCCGACCACGCGGCGCTCCAGTTCCCGTTGACGACCGCGAGCGCCAGTTGGATGATGCCTTGGATGACGGTGAGTGCGGTGTTGATGATTGTGGTGATGATGGTCCATGCGCCTTGTACGACGGTGGATATGGTGTTCCATAGTCCGTTCCAGACCGTGCTGATGATGGTGGTGGCGGTTTGGAAGATGGTTTGGATGTTCTGTATTCCGGCTTGCAGGAGTGGTGTGATGGTGGTGATGAATGTTTGGATGCCGGTGATGATCGCGGTGAGTGCGGTCATGATGATGGGGCCGATTGTGTTCCAGACGTTTTGGAGGATGGTGGTGATGAGTGTCCATCCGGTTTGCCAGATTTGCTGGATTTGGCTCATGGTCTGGGTGATGAATGTTCCGATGGCTTGCAGTGCGGGTTGGCATGCTGTGCTGATCTGGTTCCAGATTCCCATGAACCATGTGGCGAAGCTGTTCCAGAGCTGTTTGCCCGTTTCGGTTTGGGTGAAGAACCATGTCAGTGCGGCCACGACCGCGGTGATGCCTGCGATGACGAGGATGAATGGGTTCGCATCCAAGGCAGCGCTGAATGCCAATTGCACGGCGGTCGCGGCCTTGGTCACCGCACTCCACGCCGATTGAGCTGCCTTGACAATATTGAATGAGCCGGCGAGTTGCTTCAGTGCTCCAGCCGCGCTTCCCGCGTCGGAGATCTTGCCAATCATGTCGAAAGCGGCCGTAGCGGTCTTCTCCACACCGGAGGCAGTAGCGGAAATGGCCTTCAGCCCACCGGAAACTGTTTTCAGCCCGGCTGATACCGCGCTGATGCCTTTGCTGGCGAGGACGAACGCGGTGATTCCCTTGGCCAGCGGGATGATGCTGTCCGCGTGGGCCGACACGTAGTCGAGAAGACCTGACACGGCATGCAGGAACGTTTTGAATCCGTCAGCGATTGCGGGCAATTGTCCTTTCGCCTGATTGTAGAGTTCGGAGAGCGGTCCGGAGATGACGTTCCAGACGGCTCCGGCAGCTCCCGACAGGGATGAGCCGAGTTCCTTCAGATCGTCCTTGAGGGAAGCGAGATAGGAGGCGAACTGCTGGACGGTCTGGCTTTTGCCGAGCTTGTCGAAAAAGGCGGTGACCGTGGGGATGGCCTGTTCCAATCCCTTCTGCAATCCCGCGCCGACCTTCTCCAAAGTCGGGGACACCGCCGCGGTGAACGCGTCGATGAGTGGAATGGCCTGGTTGAACAGTCCGCGCAGTCCGTTGAGGACGGGCGTGGCCGCGGTCTCGCCGAGTCGGCTCAACGCGGCCTTCACGTTCGCCAGCGCGCCGGCGAACGTGGTTCCGGCGCTTTGTGCGGCACCGCCTAGGCCTTCCTGCATGGCGTCGGCGAAGGTCTGGAAGTCGATCTTGCCGTCCGAGACCATGTCGGACACTTCGGCGCTGGTCTTGTTCAGGTGCTTGCCGAGCATCTGGAGGACCGGGATGCCGCTCGACATGAGCTGGAGCATGTCGTCGCCCTGGAGTTTTCCTCGCGCGGCGACCGATCCGAAGATCGTGCCGATGTCGGTCAGGCTACGGCCGCTGATCTGCGCCGTGTCGGCGACGGTCTTGAGGACCTGTGTGAGCTCGCCGCCCTCCTTGACGCCGGAGGCGGACAGGCTGGCCGCGACGGTCGCGGCGTCGCCCAGTCCGAACGCGGTGCCCTTGACGGATGCGAGCGCGTCGTTCATGATCTCGGTGACGCTTGCGCTGTCGTGGCCGAGGCCTTTGAGCTTGGCCTGCGCGTTCTCGATGTTGAGCGCTCGGGTGAAGCCGCCTTTGGCGGCCAGTGCGGTGATGCCGCCGGCGAGGGTGGCGATCGCGCCTGTGCCGACCTTGCCGATCTTGCCGAACGCGCCGCCGATCTTCGAGATGAGGGTGTTGGAGCCTTTCCTAGAGGCTTTGCTGACGGCGTCGCCGATGTCGCCTTCGATGCTTTTGCCGAATCCTTTGCCGGATGGTTCGACGTGGACGTATACGACGCCGATGTCCTGTGCTGCCATCGTGTTCCTTGCTGTTTGTCGGGATTCCGATGGCGGTCGGGATCAGAGGTCGTCGTTGATGTGGAAGTAGGCTTTGAGCCGTTCCCTGTCCTCGCGCTGTCGACGGGTGAGGCTGTGCGTCGGTGTCGGCTGGCGGAGGGGATCGTGCCCGTGGTCGAACCATGGTCGTTTCTTTTGCTCAGGAGCGGTCAGCCATGCGGCCTGTTCGGCTCCGTCGGGCACGTAGACGGCGTTCTGCAATGCCATCCACGAGTGGCTCGTGTGGTCTTTGAGAATCTCGCGGGTCAACGCCCAGGCGAGTCCCCAATCGACTCGTGGACGTTGGCCTTCAACCCATTCCTGGAAGCGTACGGGCCTGTAGACCTGCCCGTACGCTCGGATCCAGTCGTAGGCTAACGCCGCACGATTGTTGTTCCAGAGGTGGGCGAGGTAAACGCTTTTGGGTCCAGTCCGGATTCGTCGGCCCACGCCTTCACCGTGGCGGTGAGGTAGGCAATCGGACGTTCCGTCTTGCGCAGCACGTTCCAGAAGTTCGGCTTCATCGCCTGGAAGTACGCGAGGAACGCGGCCATGCACGCGCTGGTCTCCTCGTCGGAGAGCGTCGGCCTGCTCTTGACCAGGAGGATGGCCTGCACGAGTTCGATGGGCAGTTCCGCGTTGTTGAGGTTCGGCAGGTCGAGTTTCGCTCCGGCGACCTCGAGGTGCACGTCGGGCTTGAGCTCCTCCGCGTCGGTCAGGTCCACGTCCACGACATGGTAGCTGTTGTCGCTCATTTCGTCTCCGTTTCATGGTTATCGGCGGTTATGGGTAATGGTCCCGTGCGGTCGACCGCCATCGGCCGCACGGGAAGAATCAATGGGCTACTTGGCGTCTTCGGTGACGAGGCCCCACGCGTGGAACTGTTCGCCGTTAGTGCCCTTGAGCATCTTGAACGTCATGCTGAAGTTCATGATCTCGCTGGATTTCAGGCTCACGTCGTCACGGTCGGACACCTTCGAGTTGGTGCCGTACAGGAGGAAGGGGCGGTCCTGCTGGTCGAGCGCGACCAATACGAGGATCCATTCCTTCTTCAGTCCGGCGCCCTTGATGCTGATGCCGCCGTCCGAATCGACGTCCACGTCGAAGTAGGCGGACACCACGTCCTTGCGGCCCTCCATCGCGGCGAGCTGGAGCGTCCAGTAGCCCGGGTCCGTGTCGGACAGGACGATGTCGCCGTTGTGCGCCTTGTAGTCGGTGCTGTCGCCCGGTTCCGGATGCAGTACGGCGCCGTCCTCGGTGGAGTAGCCGATCGGCTTCTTGTTGGACGGCGGCGTCCAGGCCACGCCGGTCGGGGCAGTGAACGTGCTGTCGCCCTTGGGGAACAGGAACAGCGCGTAGTTCTTGATCAGGCGCACGTTGCCTGCGGTGTTGCCGCTGGACACGTACCCGTAGTCGGTCGCGCCCTGCGCGGCGACGGTGGTTTTTTCGTTGTTGTCAGACATTCGTCTGCACCTTTCCGTTCTTCGCGTGTGGCGGCACGTTGTCTTTGGTTGTGTTTCAGTTGACGGTGACCTCGAGCAGGAGCACTCCGTACGCGCACACCAGCCTCTTGTCCTCGTCAGTCATGCGTACCGGCCCGGATTCGAGTGACGCGTCGATGAGCGGCGCGACGTTTCCGAGCCCGATGATCTCCCTCGCGATGTCGGCCCACAGGCGTGCGGCCTTGTCCCAGTCGCCCGTATGGTCCTCTCTCATGCATCGCACGCTCAGCCGCAGCCGCACGTACTGCGAGATTGGGGTGCTCATGCCTTGCATGGAGTCGGCCAGAGTGGCTTCGGTGAAGGGAGGTTCGAGGTCGCTTCGTTCGATGGTGTCGAACGTCACGTCCGGGAACAGTGTCCTCAGTTTGGGCAGGAGCAGGGGTTCCGTGCGCCGGGGAGTGACCGGGATGCTCATACGCGCATCCTTCCGAGCGTGTCCTCCAACGTGCCGTGCGCCTTCTCCACGGGTGCGGGGCAGAGGATGGCCACGCCGTTGCGGTTCGCGCCGTTATGGTCGCGAACCATGCAGCGGCTGTCGGTGACGGCCTCGTTGGCGGCGTCGCGCATGCGGTCACGCAGGGTCTCGTTCTTCAGCACCTGTTGGCTGAACGCCTTGCGGTTGAACACGAATCTGCATCGTTTGGCCATAGGTTATCCTTTTCGTTCTCCGACGGTGATGACGTCGCCGATGTGGCGTCCGTGGGTGTTGTTCCATACTTGCGGTTTGCCTTTGACGGGCAGGAGGATGCCTCTGACTTTGATCAGGTCGGCTGGCTGGATGCCTGTCGGTTGGCTGCCGCGGATGTGGATCGTGTATTCGATGGTCAGTGGATTGGCGTTCTCCTCGACCTGGTCAATGGTGGAGGTTGGGGCTACCATCGCCTGGAACGTGCCGACGCGGGCGGGTTTGCCCTGGATGGGGTTGCCGTCCGTGTCGGTGGTGGACTGGCCGCGCCACACTTCGATGGTTTCCACTAGGACGTCTCCCCCGTTGCCATGTCGACGCTGAACGCGCGCTGAGCGTTGATGCCAAGGATGCGTTTCTCGTCGTCGCGCAGCCAGAGATCGCCGGTGGGCGCTCCGAAACTGTATTGTTCGCTGAAGCTGCCGGTGGTCTGGTTCATCTGCGTGATGCCGCCGGGAATGTCGTACGGGTCGGCCTGCATGATTCTGCGGACGATGTCGCAGGTGATCTTCGTCAACAGTCGCGGCCGTTCGTCGAGGAGCCGCTGCCAGTTCGGGGAGCGTTCCTTGATGTAGTCGGTCACGTCCGCGAGATGCGTGTCGGCTTTCTGACGTTCCTCGTCGGTGAGTTTGTGCCACCTCTGTTCGAGGTCGACGGAGGTGGCGAACACGTCTGGTTCGTCCGTCATGGTCACTTCTTTTCCGGCAGCTTGATCATTCCAGAGGCCTCGAAGCCGGCGACAAGGTCGTTGAACTGTTTCGCCAGTGTGTTGAAGGCCGTGACGAGTTTGTCGTATTCGTCCTTGGTCGGAGCAGCTGCGGCTGCCTTGGCGATATTGTCATCGACGTTCCCAAGCGTCTGTTCGGGTGCGAACCGCTTGACCGCGCCGAGGGTGTCCTCGCCGGCCGCCTGCAGCTCGTAAGCCCTGGAGCCTGCGGAGAAGTCGGTGCCGTCGGTGTTGACGAGTCGCACCTGCGCGTCCAGCGGACCGACAGTGTGCTTTTCCTCTCCTACAGGATTGACAACAAGCGTCTGGATGGGAAAACTCATAGTTCACCTCACTTGGTTTTGAGTACCGCGAATGCGTGCGGGTCGATGACGGCGAACGCGTACATCGCCTCGGTGCGGTATGCGATCTGGTTGTGCGCCTTCAGGTCGACGCCGGTCTGGTCCGGATCGCCGTAGGCGATGATCTCGCTGGTCAGGTCGCGGACCATGCCCCACTTGATGAGGCTGAAGTCTCCCATGAACGCGAGCACCTTCGTCGGGGTCGTGGCCAGTCGCCCGTTGACGGTGCCGGAGGTCGCGGCGGTGATGCCGTCCAAGCTGCCGGCCTGCAGGTTCAGCGGGATCTCCGGGTAGAAGCGCATGCCGGTGGAGGGCACGCGCAGCTTGCGCAGACGGGACGCCCACGTCTTGGACAATGCCACGCCGTTGATGTCGTAGGAGTCGTTCAGCGCGTCGGCCAAGGCATCCACGTTGCTGATGTCGTCATCGCCGGCGGTCACCTGCACGGCGGACGTGCTCAACGGGTTGAATCCGGAAAGCGCGGTGCCAGCCTTCGGGTTGATCGCATGGTAGATCACGTAGTCGAGCGCACGACCCAAAGCGGCTGCCTGATCCGCTTGGATGCTGCGGATGATCTGCAGCTGGTTGTCCTCGTCCGCCCACTGGAGTTCGCTGGTGACGCGGGTGGTGGTCTGCACTTTGAAGCGTTTCGCCACGACGGAATCCACGGTCTGCTCGTAGCTGCCCTTGACGGCGCCCTCGGCCACGACCTCGGCTTCGCTCTTGCCGTCGAACACGAGGTAGTCGGCGTCGGAGAAGATCTGCGGCGTGCTGGGGCTCAGGGACGCGATGGTGCTGGTGTCCTTGGCCTTGTTCACGATTTCGGTGGCCACGCTCACGGGGAGCTTGATCTTGTCTGTTTTCATCGCCATGATGGCTTGTCCTTTCGGTCGGTTGGGTTATCTGCCGAGGAGCTGGTGGATGTACGAGAGCTCTTCGGCGTCCTTGCTGTTGTTCTGATGTGACGGAGAGCCCGTCTGGTTCCTCACCTGCGGCGGCTTGGATGCCGGATGCAGTGCCGCTTGCAGGAGGTCCGCGTGCGCTTCGAGCTCGTCCTTGGTGCTTCCGCGGAGCAGTTCGGCCGGGACGCCCTTGTCTTTGGCGACTTCGGACACCCATTCGGCGTGCTGCTTCTCGGCAGCGGCATCGTCGATCTGCTTGCGCAGGGCGGCGTTCGATTCCTTGAGCTTGTCGAGCTCGCTCTTGCCCGCGTTCTCCATCTCGTCGAGTCTCATGGCCTTGGATTTGAGCTCGTCGTAGTCCTTGTACTTGCCGCGCTCCTTGGCCAGTCTTCTCTCGACGATCTGGTCGACCTGCTCCTGGGTGAACGATTTCGGTTCGGGCTCGTTGCCTTCACCGGAACCGCCTTCGCCGGAACCGCCGTCGATGAGACGGACACGGGCCGGGAATCGGAATCTGTTGAACATGTCGTGCTCCTTCTTGCTGTTTCCCGTGGATTCGAGTTCGACCGCGCCACGGTGCGCTGTATGGTCCTCCCACGCGATGCGGCGCATGGTCGCCGCCGGCCGGAGGGCCGGTTGAGTGGTGGATGCGGGATTCGCACCCGCGTGGCAAAATGCGCCCGATTTACAGTCGGGTCCGTTCGTCTGCTCCGGCAATCCACCAAAAGGTGATAGAATGGATATGTAAGCGCCCTTGTTACCGCCCTTTTTGGTAGTTTCAGCGGCGCTTACTTGATTCTCAGCAACTGTCCTTTTTTGTTCAGGATGTATACGATCCCATTCTTGAAACGATGACTTTTCATGATGTTTCCGATGAGTTCCTCATCGCTCATGTTGTCGTTTTCGGAATTGTCGATGATCAGCCGTCTGCAATCCGGCTTTTTTGACGCGCTGCCCATATATCCGTCGATAGTGCGGAATTTGTCTGCTGATTGAGGCGTCTTGAGCTCGATGCCGCCTTCCAAATCAGACAAGCCGATCAGGAGCATACGCCCAGTGTCTGGATCCTTCGCTTCACGATGGTCGATCTGAAAGGCCGGGACGATTCCATGTCTGCGCAGTCTCTGGGCCGTTCGTATCTCCTGCGGTCTTGCCTTCTCGGTTTCCTCACGCATCCCATCACTTGGGAAGCTGATCAGTGGCTCTGCGCCGCTGTGGAGCCATTCTCGGTCGCGCCAGCGCATCTCGGCGAGTATCTGGTTGCGTTTCCAGTTGCCGAACTTCTGGTCCGGCGAACTGCGGGTTCTCAGGTATTCGTCGTGGGTAAGACGATGCTCGATGGCCGTCTTGCATTGTTCCCAGCGTTCACTCATGCCGTCGGGGTCGAAGCCTTTGAGCTTCTGCCTTCCCCAGCTGCTGATGACATCACAGTGACAGTGGCCATTGTGGAAGGTGGGGCCGAAGTCGGCCGTCTCTTCACTGAGGTATTCGAAGCCACGGGTGGCGAGCATGACGCAGAACGCGCATGGATCGCTGCCTCGTGGCACGCGCGCCCATTTTGGTTTTGTGGGGTCGGCATGCATGTCACGCATGGTCATAAGCCTGGCGGATGTGCTGACCATGTCACCAATGAGCTGCTGCCAGTCATCGATGGTCTTCAACTCCGGCCACAGACTGTCCACGCTCAATCCGGCATTGCTGCGTCCGGCGACGAGGTCGGAGTAGTTGAGACCATTCCAGTCAGTTCCGGAGAAACCGCCGTTCATGCGGTAGAGGACTTCGCTTGGATCAAGCAAATCCGGGTGTTCGAACTCCGGCAGATCCACTCCTGACTGCTCGGCCCATATAGCGCGTAGCTGGCTGAAATAATCGTCAGCCAGCTGCGCGGACTGTCTCGAGTAGTCCTCGACCACATCGCGCATGAACAACGGGTTGGAGCGGTACTGCGCCTCTATAGCGTCAGCCGCTTCGTCTGCCAATGCATCAAGGTCGGCGACGTATCCCGCATAGGCTTGGTCAAGCAGCCGTTGAAGATCTCTCCTGTTCGTCTCCGGTATGTTCAGGCTGTTGAGTTCCATCCTGAACCTCCTCGCCGCCGGCCGATGCCAGGCGAGCCTTTAGCTGATCGATCTGTTCCTTAGCGCGCTGGCGTTGCTGGTCGGCGCGTAAGCGGGTGATTTCCTCACGGCTCAGGCCGAGTCGTTCGAGTCCGACGTCGGAGTCGGCGTAGCCGGTGACCTTGTCGGCGATCTTCGTGAACGCGTCGGCGCGCGCCGCGTCGGAGATCTCCTTCGTGGGGGCCCATACCGGGTGTACGTCGCGCATGGAGTCGGGTATCGAGTTCGTGCCTTCGCGCAGTGCCACGGCGATGCCCATGGCGCGTTTGAGTTCGCGTCCGAAGGCCACGTTCTGCTTGTCGGCGATGCGGGTCAGGCGTCGTTCCGCTGATGCCATCGCCTCGGCACTGGTCGGATTGTCCAGTGTGATGCCCAGGTAGTCGACCGGCACGCGGGTCTGCGAGGCGACGAGCATGGCCATGGTCTTGAGCATGTCCGAATGGGGTGCCATGGACGCCTGCTGCACCTGCTGTAGTTGGGGCAGGTTGCCGTCCTCGTCGGCGCTGATGGCGTTGATCGCCTGGATGAGGCTCTTCCACGTGTTGCTGCTGAACGCGTCCTTGTTCGCGCCGATGAACCAGAGTTTGGGAACGGAGTAGAATTCGGCCGATGCCTCCATGCGGACCATGGTGCGGAATCCGGCGTCCACGAGGCTCATGAGCGAACGGCTGATGCGGCTGTGGCCGAACGGGCGGTCCATCTGCCTGTCGTAGGCGAGCGCGACGACCGTCGGCTGGTCGAAGTTCGTTTCGATTTTCTCCGCGCGCCATGGCAGTGGGCGCCCTGAGCATTCGTAGACCTTGCCGGGGAGCCATACGTTGAACGAGCAGATCCGTCCGTCCTTGTCATCCTCGGTGATGGTCAGCGCGGCGGCCAGGCGGTGGTTGCGCCTGTCCCAGATTCCCGCGGACCAGTCGGCGGAACGGGGGATCATGCTGATTCGTTCCGGATCCTCCGGGTCTGCGGCGATGGTCAGGAAGCTGCATGAGTGCTTGTATGAGGATACGATCAGTTCGGATGCGGTGACATCCAGCTGGTTGTCCTCGAACAGGTCGTTGATGCCCATCGTGTCGTCGCCGGAGATGCTGAATCCTTCCAGGTCGCTCAGGTCGCTCAATGATCGGACGGCGAGTTCGGGCCATCCGATCATTGCCTCGACCTTGTTTTTGATCTGGTCGGGTATGGAGATTCCGAAGTCCTTGAACCGTTCCTTGCAGTCGTAGTAGGCTCCGCGGATTAGGTTACGCGGGTATTTCTCTCGCCATACGCGCAGCAGTTCTTGGATGATGGGCATGTCCTCGTCGTCGACGCCAAGAATGGTGCCGACGTTCCCGCTGGCGGTGTCTAGGTAGCTGCTGCCGGTGAATTTCGGTGCCGTGCTTACCGTGGTGCCGTCTGCCATGTAGAAGACCATCAGACCATCACCTCCTGTCGTCTTCCGGGATGCCGTTTCGTGGTGAACGCCCCGTAGAGCGCCAATGTGGTGGATACGAGCGGGGTTATGTCGATATCCGAGCCGAGCTTGTTCCATGCGATCGCGCCGGACTGCCCCAATGGACGCGTGGTCGCGCCCTTGACGGCTGCGGCCAGCTGCGGCTGGTATTCGTCCGGCGGGTGCTTGAGCGTTCCGGCTTTGAGCATGTCGAGGAATCGGCCGCATGCGCGGCCCATCTCCTGCATGTTCGTCACGGTGACCTTCACGTGTGCGGCCTTCAGGTCGGGCAGCAGGCTCATTGCCGGGGACTGCGCGTCGATGACCACGCTGGCGGTCTTCGGCCAACGTTCGGCGAGCCAGTCCACGGCCCACATGGTTCCCGCCTGCCGCGCGTCCTTGATGTTCGCCATCTGGATGACGGCCGTTCCGTCCTTGTACCGCAATGCGGCGCCGATGGTCAGCACGCTCCTGTCGGGCGGCATGTCGAGGCCGAAGCTCACCGTGCCGCCGTCGGGCACGTCGTCGATTTCGGCGGCCTTCCACAGGCCGGGGCTGATGGCGTACGCGGTGGCGGTCTCGTCCCAGATGCCGAGTGCCTCACGGCGGAACGAATCCTCGGCGAGGAGATTGCGCATGCGCAATATCGCCTGTTCGCTGGTGCGGCGAGGATAAGACGGGTTCGCTTTCGCCCACGCGGTCCGGTCGTCCAGATCGCAGTCGCGGTCTGCCCCGAGCTCCACGTAGAGCATGTCGTCCGAATTGCCGGACAACGCGGTGGAACGTTTCTCCTCGAACGCCTCGCACTGGTCTCCCGGCTTCGGCGGGTTGCCCATGAACACGATCAACGGGTTCGGGCTCGTGTTCACGATCGGAATCAGATTGTCCAACGCCTTGATGGTGAGTATCTGAGCCTCGTCGAACACCTCGATGTCCGCCGAATGCAGGCCACGGCCGAAACCGTTCTCACGCGCGCCGAACATGATGCGGCTGCCGTTGGTGAAACGGATCTCCTGCTGGCCGTTCGCTCGACGCACGTTCCGCACGTACCTGGACAGTTTCGGATTGCGTGTCAGGTCGCACATGTCGGCGAACGTCTCGTCGGAGGTGCGCGTGTGGTGCGCGGTCCAGATGACCAATGTCCCGGCACGTCCGGCGCACAGGATGAACATCGCGGTGCCGACCGTGAACGTCTTGCCGATCTGCCTGCAGCTGGACAGTACCGCCCCGCCGGAGCCACAGGCGTATTTGCCGTCCGCGCGTTTGGCGAACAGTAGGTAGAGGAAGCCCTTCTGCCAGAGGTCGTAGTGGATTCCGGCCTTGACCGCCGCATTGTTGATCAGTTTGAAATCGCTCGACGTGACGTCTTCCGGCTGCACGAGCCGTTGGGCGATCTCAGACAATCGACGCTCCGACATCCTCCGCCACCTCCGTCACGTCATCATTCGCATCGAACAGGCTGCCGGAATCCTCGGCCATGCGCATCCGTTCGTCGAATTCGGCGAGCTTGCTGCTGATCGACGGCAACGCGCTGGCCGGCGTCGAGGGGTCATGCAGAGCCTCGCGCAGTCTGCCGACGATTTCGCGGAGCGTGTCCTCATGGGAGCCGTCCATCATCCGTTCGAAGTTCCGTCTGTCGAGTTCCCGCTCCGGTTTTCTCTTCGCCTCAACAGGTTTGCTCTTCCTCGCCTGAGCGGGATTGTTCTTTTTCCGACGATAATCCGCTTTCTGACGGCAGGACTTGGAACAGTACTTCTGAGGCCGCCCATGGCCGGATGGCTGGAATTCCTTGCCGCAGAGCTCGCACTTCATCGGCGCCTCCCTCGCTTTCCGACCTTTCGTTGTTTCCCCTGTTTCCGACGTTTGTATTACGGGAGGGATATCGGCACTGCACCCGAGGCTACCCCAAGGGTGTATGGCAGGGTACCCTGCCCTGGTATCGGGTCAGATGCCGAACGTTCTGAATGGCAGCGAGCTTGATTTGATGGTCTGCTTGCCGGCCAGCAGCGCTCGTGCATGTTCGTCTGTCTTGTCGCTCTTGAACCTGTTGCAGATGCGGTGCGTGAGCCTGCAGTTAGTGAAGCTGTATGGATCACCGCCGCGTGAGACTGGTATGAGTTCGTCTACTTCGGCGCTCATCGGATGTGGTGTCTTCAATGTCTTGTCGACCGGCTTGCCGCAGATGGCGCACACATCGCATGCGGCCAACACTCTTTGCCTGAGCATGCGCCGCCGGTATCCGTTGCTGACCCGCTCGTTGCGTCGCTTGCCCATGGTCATTCCTTCGTATGAAGTCCTAGCATGGCCAACCACATGTCGACCAGGGATCCCGTCATCTGCGAATATCCCCTCCCGAGGTTATTCATGGAGCGCCTTCGGCGGGAGTCGAACCCGCGCATACACGCGGCCGCAAGGAAGAGGATCCGAAGATCTGCGACCGGTGCGATCTGCCACTGATTCCTACGAAGGCATGGACAGGCGGTTTGAGCATCACCGCATCACATAAGCGCGGGATTGGCCTGCCTGCCGCTGTTGGTGTATGCCCACTCTGACGTGAGTGGGCGGAGCGTGTCCGATATGCCGTTCGGACAGGACGGTGTTACGTAGCCCAAGGAGTTAGGAGAATCCATGGCGGATATGAAAAGGGTCCAAACCAATTCACCTCGGTTTGAACCCTCTAATCCACTGACAATTGTGCGTTGCACTTTCGATTTTGTCAAATCGAGTCGCGTCGCATGACCTGTCCATGCACGTCGGAAAGCCTGTACAACGGCTGCCCCTTCACGTTTTCACCAACCGGTTGGAGCCTGCCGCGCTTGCGCCATGAGCGAATCGTGTTCGCGTTGCACTGGAATCCGCATTCGCGCAGCAGTTCCGCGCACTCCCCCGCCGTGAACGCGCGTCCCGACCGAACGCATTCCCTCAGGAACCCCAACCGCACATCCGCCACAAGGTAAGTGTTGCCGCACACGGGACATGCAACGCTTACCGCGCCGACCGCCGCTGTCAATTCGACTCCGCACAGCGGGTTCGGGCATCTGCCGATGCCATGTTTCGCAGGCGGCACGTCGATGATGTCCAGCGTCTTTCGAACCATCGACTCCCACTCATGGTAGAAGTCGGCGATGTCAGGCATGCGGCGCAGTCGAGGACTGCCGGCGCAGACACGCAGCATGTCCACCAGTGGCGGGTGCACGCCATAGGTCGCCCAAGGCATGGCGGGCGGAGCGTACAACCGGCGCCAGAGTGCGATTGCGGCATTCTCGATGGCCTGCATGTGGTCGAGCACCGGCAATCGGATTGGCGTCGGTGCGGCTGGAAGGTTGACGCGTCCAGGCTGGCGGCCTCCGTAGTGCGCGGTCGAGTCCAGGAACTCGTGCAGCGCATCCAACCATGATGGATATTCCCGCAGCCAGCCACGCATCAGCCCGTCGCATCTCGCGCACATGGTGTCGCCGACAGCGCATCCCCCGCCGCAGACTAGGCACACGCCGGCGAGCGCTGGCTTGTTTTGGTTGGTTTGTGCTGGTTGTGTCTGGTTTGGGGTTGGTTGGGATTCGTTGTTTTGTTCGTTCATTTGTTCGATTCCCTCCGGCGTGGTAGTCTTCTGGTGGTGTCAGGAGCCCGGCCGGAAGGTCGGGTTTTTGTTATTCGCGGTGTTGTTGGATGATCGCTTTGATTTCCTCTTTGGGGACTTGTGGCATCAGTGGTGCAATCTCATCGAGGCTGTATCCGGCCTGATGCCATTTGATGATCATGTCCATGAGGGTTTTCTTCACTTTCATTTCGTTTCCTTCTTTGTTTTGGTTGTGAATGTGACCAGTCCGGTCTCGGCATGGAACACCTTGACCGGTTCGCCAGTCCTCAAGGACACGGTCTGCGCGTAGTCGCCAGCATCGTCGATGTTCTCGAACGTTCTGACGCCTTCTTGGGTGACGACGTTGTAGCTCATCTTGCCGGCTCCTTGTCCGCGCCGCTCACATGGCTCCAGTCGCATGACAGGCCGCCCTGCTTGTAGCCCGAGTAGACGACGCAGTCCACTTTCCTCGTGTCGGTCAGGGTGATGACGCATTCACGGAATTCGTCGGCCCCGGCGGAGCACTGCGATTCGATGGACATGACCGCATGCGCCGGCGTGGAAGGCCCCGACGCGCTTCCGCATCCTGCGAGCGCCATGCATATGACGGTGATGGCGAGTGTGATGCGTGTTGTTTTTCTCATTTTGTTTCCTCCTAGTGTTTGCGCCATCCGCCGTTGGCGTATCGGTTCCATCCGCGGATCGCGGTTTTGATGCTGTCGTCCGGGGTGGTGATCCAGACGGCGTTCGGACATCCGCGGCATTTGGCGATCCAGATGCAGTGCATCGTGGTTCCGATGATGCTGGCGTATGGTTCGATGCCGGGTTTCCTCGTGCCGCAGTATGGGCATGGACTGGCCCTATGCCATTTCCTGGCATGCGATGTGGTGTTTTTCATGGTTTGCCTTCCGTGATGACGACGGCGCGGATGCCGTCCGAGGTTTTGTTCGTATGGTGGCGTAGGTCGCAGTCGATGACGTGCAGTCCTATGCCCCGGTATTTCAGGACCGCGTGGACCGGACTCAACCGGATCAGATCCAATGGGCCGTCCAACGTGACATCCATACCGGTGAGCGCGATGCATCGACGGCCGATCAGGTCGGCGGGATTCCGGTACTGCCACGCCATATGCGTCTGGACCGTCATGGCCGGCCTCCGATCCAAGCGACCAGGACGGCCGCGCACAGGAGCATCATGGAGACCGCTGTCATCACCATGCTCCCTTCAGAAGCTTGCGGTACCACTTGTAGTCGTTGATGTCGCGTCGTATGCAGTCGCGCACCCTGTGCGTGCCGGAATGCCCCTCGTACGGATCCTCGGGACAGTCCAGGAACGTGAGGTAGCGGCGGAGCGTGGTCAGATCGAACTTGCGGTAGGACAGCCACCTGTCCGGGGCCATGTCGAGACGTTTCAGGAAGTCGATGTCGAAGTCCACGTTCGTACCGGCCGGAACCAGCGTGAAGCGTTGCGACAGGGAGTCGAGATACTCCTCCACGGCATTCGCGACCGCTTCCACGCAGTCGTTCCTGTCGGAACCGTTCAGCAGTTCGAACAGGAGACCGTTGTCCGTGTGCATGGAGACCGCTATCGGGCTCATGTCCAACAGGTCGAGATCGTACGGTCTGATGATGCGGTGCAGGGATCCATACGAATGTTCGCCCAGCACGTCGGTGCATTCCATGCCGACCTCCAACGGCAGACTGTCATTCCTGTCCGTGCCGGTCGTTTCGAAGTCGAGCCAAAGCAGCGCCTCCGGCTTCCCATTCCGGTCTTTGTCCTGTGTCCTCATGATTCTTCCTTCCAAGTGCTTTGCCATTCGATGATCTCGATTTGCGTGAGCCGTTGCGCCGTGCCATCAGACAGCAGCCACCACCAGTCGCCGTTCCAATCGCGTATCGGCACGCTGAGCGGACCACGCCAGCTCGGGATGATGTAGCCGAACCGTTCCGCCTCGGCCGGATGCGCGTGCGCCCAACCATGACAGCCGGTCGTGCCGGAACCGCACAGTTCGACGATGTTGCACGGCAGGTCACGCACGGTCGGGTCGGCCCGACGGCGCAACTGCCTGTGGTGGCCGCTCCTGCCCGGCCAGACGGTCGGGTCGTGCAGGTTGCGTCCGCAACGCATGCAATGCCAGCCCTGGCGTGCGAGCGCGATGCGTTTTGATTCCTGGAATTGCCGGTCGCTCATCGTCGCTCCCTTCCGAGCTGGTCGAGCAGGTTGATGCATGTCGAGCAGTCGCGTTTGATATTGCGGATGCGGTCAAGGTCCATATCGGCGAGCGCTGGGCCTTTGAGCGCGTCGAGTTCCAATCGGTCGGCGGCTTGGATGGCCGAGGTGAGGATGCCGGCCATGTGTGCGATGGTCATGGCGTTCATGCCGCCGCCTCCTGTTCGAACAATTGTTCGGCCAATACGTCGCCGGGCACGTTCGCGAGCTGACGGCGCAGCATGTCCGGGTCCACGCCCTGGTTGAGCAGGTCCGCGACCTTGCATGCGAGCTCCATGTACGTGTCCGTGCCTTCGCAGGCTATCGGGCCGAGTACGCGTTTGACCTCTTCGCTGCCCCACGTGAACCGTCGGCGAGCGTTGGAATCTTTTAGCGTGGCGAATCCGCGTTCCTTGCCTTTGATGAGCCAGTTGCGGTATTTCGCGTTCCAGTCGGCCGAGCGGGCTCCCGAGTCGAGGGCCCTGTCACGGAATTTTTCGGCTTCGATGTCGCAGTCGATGCCTAGCCGGTCGGCGAGCGCCCGGTGTTCCTCAGAGGGTTTCCAGTCGGCTGGTATTGGGATTTGTTTTCTCGCGCGCGCGTTACTCTCTATAGTCTTTATTGTTTCTATAGATTTAGTAGTATTGTCTGCACGCTGTGTGCACCCCTGATTCATGCCAGATTCATGCCAGCTGCACCCCTGATTCATGCCTGTTTTTTGGGGTGCATTTCGTTCACCCCTGTTTTTTGGTTTGATTTCTTGGGGTGCATTTCGTTCACCCCTCTGTTTTGGCAGGTGCATGTCATACACCTTCGG